TATAAATAAAGTCACATTGAACTTTATTTTTTTATTTTTTTACTATTTTAGTTATATTAAATATTAAATATTCATTATATATAATATAATATGGTATTATCAAAAATAGATAGTGATGTAAGTTATCCTGAACTTAAAAGTATCGATTCAAATGATTTAAAAATAGAAGCAAATTTATACCAATTAGAAATAAAAGATATTGATGTAATTATTGCTATTGGAAACGCTAAAAACACGTTTGAAGATAAAAATATACTATATTTTCCTATTTATTTAGTTAAATATAACAACAAAGTCGTCCAGATTGGTGTTTACGAAATTAAAGCAACAAACTATTTATCCTATTTGGACGAGAACAATAATCTTAATGTAGAGGATATGGAAGAACCTCTCATATACTCATTTGTAACTAAGGAATTTTTAAATAGATTACGGTTAGAACCTGAAGTTCCGTTAAGAAGGGTTGAAGGTAAAAAAGGTTCCAAAGAAGAACAAAGTGAAACAGAAGATGAAAAAGAGGAATCGGAAGAAGAAGTAGAATATAATGAACATTATGAAATTCCTAAAGAGAGGGAAGACATATTTACACTGACAAAAGGCATTCCACTTCCACCACTGCTTAAAGAAGAGACAAAAAAACAAGCCAAAGATATTAGGGAAAAATATCACGAAAGTCCAACTGACTTGTGGGTTGAAAAATTTATGAAAAATAAAAATTATACCCTAACAGACAATGAAGGTGGCGGCGATTGTTTATTCGCAACCGTTAGAGATGCATTTTCGAGCATATTTCAGCAAACTTCAGTGAATAAGTTAAGAAAAAAATTATCGAATGAAGCAACGGAATCAATATTTTTAAACTATAAAGAACAATATGATATGTATAGCAACGCTATATTAAAAGATACGAATGAGATTAAAGAATTAGAAGCGCAATATATACAATTAAAACAAAAATTCGCTCAAGTAATTGACCGAAACGAACAAAAAATGTTTTTAGTAGAAGCAAAAAAAGTAAAAGCAGAACACGATAAACTGGTTGAAGAAAAAAAGGTTACTGCTGAAATGTTGAAAGAATATAAGTTTATGAAAGGTATTGTAACCTTAGATGCTTTCAAAAGTAAAATTAAGAAGTGTGAATTTTGGGCAGATATATGGGCTATTTCAACCCTAGAGAGAATTTTAAATATTAAATTTATTATTATGTCAAGCGAAATATACAAAGCAGGAGATACAAAAAATGTTTTACAATGCGGTCAATTAAATGACACGACTTTAGAGCAACGTGGAAGATTTACGCCGGAATTTTATATTATTGTAGACCACACTGGTAATCATTATAAACTTATCGGTTACAAGAAAAAAATGATATTTAAATTTAGTGAAATCCCTTATGATATTAAAAAACTTATTGCTGAAAAATGTTTAGAAAAGAATGCTGGACCATTTGCTATTATTCCAGATTTCGTTAAATTTAAGGCAAACCATACTAAACATATAGTTAAAGAACCAGAATATGAAGACATTACGGAAAGCAAGTTAAGGGGATTATATAATGACGATATTGTATTTAGGTTTTATTCAAAATCACTCGATAAACCTCTCCCGGGAAAAGGAAGTGGAGAGCAAATTCCAAATGATAGACTAAAAGAATTTACCGAGTTGGCTGCTATTCCACAATGGCGTAAGAAACTTGCTGACTTTTGGGTACAACCTTTTTCTTTAGACAATCATCATTGGAATTCGGTAGAGCATTATTATCAAGGTTCTAAATTTAAAAAAGCACATTCTGATTTTTATTTAAGTTTCTCTCTTGATTCTGGAACAGATTTATCCAAAGACCCCGCAATGGCAAAAGCGGCTGGTAGTAAAAATGGTAAACTTAAAAGTGAGTTGTTGCGACCTCTTGAGGTTACTGTTGATTCCGATTTTTTTGGTAAAAGACAATCAAGGGAAAAGTATGCGGCACAATACGCAAAGTTTACACAAAATGAAGATTTAAAAAATTTATTATTAGCAACAGGAGAGGCAAAGTTGACACACTTTGTAAAAGGGGCAGAACCAATAGTATATGATGAACTTATGCTAATTCGTGATAAAATAAGACGCGCCGAAATATAATTTTTTGGAAATATATCAAATTATTTAGATAAAATACTTTGATAAAAATAATATGATAATAATAAACGGATAAAAATAAATAAAGCCATATAATAAGAATGAATTTTTCTAAAAACAGTAAAAAACTAATAACATTTTTTACAAACAATAATCATATCAATACAATAAAACAGACGAAGCAAACAAACACGATAATAAGTAATTTATATTATGATATTGTAGAAGCATATAAATTTTTACTTGATTTAAAACAAAAGGGTAATTATTATACAGTTAAAACAAAAAAAATTGAAAATTTGAGACAATTATCAAAACCAGTATTTTTTAATGATTTAAGTTTCCCCCAATTAGTAAAGGAAAACATTGAACAAAACTCCAGGTTTGAAATTTCATATACTTTTCCTCTCTACGAAAGAAATATTAAAGTGATTTTTATACTGGAAGAAAACCTTTATCAACATAATTTTAAAACATTTAATGGTTACATAGATTCTATCATTATATGGTTACATATATTAAATAAATATGCCTCTAAACAATGTTCTAAATCGTTAACCGTTTATTTGTATTTTACTTCTCTCACAAAAACTCTTCCACATTCGAATTATTTAATTCTAGATGAAATGAATGTAAATACCGCTTTTACTACAACTTGTCCGAGTGATTCTGAAATTGTTGTATTTAGAAAAGAAGAATGGTTTAAAGCGTTTATGCACGAAACTATTCATAATTTTGGGTTGGATTTTTCGAATATGAATAATGAAATGGTAAATACTTATATACTGGATATTTTTAAGGTTAGGTCTAAAGTAAACCTATATGAAGCATATACTGAATTTTGGGCAGAAATTATGAACGCGCTATTTTGTGGTTTTTTCTTATTAAAAGATAAAAATAATATTGGTGAATTCCTCTCTAATTCAGAGTTTTTCATTAATTTTGAAAGAACGTATAGTTTTTTTCAACTTGTAAAAATATTGGATTTTATGGGACTGTCTTATCAGAATTTATATTCAAAAACGAATCATAGTAAGAATCTAAGAGATAAATTATACAATGAGAATACGAATGTTTTATCTTATTTTGTGATAAAAACAATACTTATGAATAACTATCAAGGTTTTCTATATTGGTGTAAAAATAATAACGTGAATACTTTACAATTTAATAAAACTGTTTCTAGTCAACAAGATTTTTGTAAATTCATTGATTCAAACTATAAAACAAGCAGTTTTTTAAATGGAATCGACGAAACAGAAAAATTTATAGATAAGATAAAAAAAAACAAGAGACATCCTAATTTAAATTATACTTTATCCAATTTACGCATGAGCATTTGCGAATTAGGTTAGATTTTTATTTATTTTTATGTGTTTTTATGTGTTTTTATTTTTATAAGGGCTTATAATGCGTTTTACAATAAATTTCTCCAGGCATACATTTTTTTAAACATTTACAATTTTTCGCTGATTTATTCGAACACGCATATCTATAACTCCCGTTACCAATACTTATTTTATTTGCTTTCCAGGCTTCACTAGCCTCATCAAAATCAATATCTACTTCATATAGGGGTTGAACCTCCACTCTTTCTTTCTTTAATTGACTTCTCGTTTGGACTGGCATTTTACACCGATTTAATATTGCTTTATTTGAATACTATTTTGTCCGTTAAATTTTTATCAATTTTTTTATGAATTAATAATAAAATTGATTTCTTTAAATAAATGAAAGGATAAACCAAAACAAATAAACTAACTAACGCAAATAAACGCAAATAAACGAAACAATGGGAATAAAAAATTTAAACCGATTCTTTAAAGACAATGCTTCCTCTGCTATAAAAACCATTAACATGTCGGAATTATCCGGTAAAAAAGTAGCAGTCGATATAAGCATATATATGCACAAGTACGCAACCGATGGAAATTTAATTGAAAATATATATTTAATGTTATCTGTTTTTAGATATTACAATATAATTCCTATATTTATATTTGATGGCAAACCTCCAGATGAAAAAAAGGAACTACTATCAAAACGTCGCTCAGATAAAGTAGAGGCATTAAAAGAATATAATAATATTACAAATTTATTAAATAACGGTTCTGAGATTGAAGCGGTTGATAAAAAAGAAATGCTTCACAATATGGCAACCCTAAAACGAACATTGGTTAGCGTAAAAAACCCAGAGATTGAAAATGTTAAAAATTTAATTCGTTCATACGGTGCTACATATTACGATGCTCATGGCGAAGCAGATGAATTATGCGCGATGTTAACCATTAAAGGCAAGGTTTGGGCATGCTTTAGTGAAGACATGGATATGTTTGTATATGGGTGCCCAAGAGTAGTAAGATATCTAAGTTTATTTAACCATACTGCTGTATTATATGATCTTAAAGGAATTTTAAATGAATTATGTCTTACGCAAAAACAGTTGAGAGAAATTTGTATTATATCCGGAACAGATTATAATTGCGGAAACGTAGATCCAGAGAATAATGTTGAACCAACGCTATACGATACATTAAAGTATTTTCAAGATTATTATAACGAAAAAAGTCAACTGGAATTTTATGATTGGTTAATTGAAAAAACGAATTATATACAAAATTATGATTTACTGATTAAAATTAACAAGATGTTTGATTTAAACAAGGAAAATATCGACAATAATATTAATATTAAGATTTTTGAAAATATTAATATTGTAAACGGGCCTCTTCAAAATGAATTAATGAAAGAAATTTTAATGACGGATGGGTTTGTATTCCCGCCTACTTCACAAAAAAATTCATCCCCTAAATGAATATTTCCGAATCAATATCCGTAAATTTTCCGGATGACAATTGTGGAATTTGAGTGAATCTCGATTTTTTTAGTAAATCACGCATGGATTTTACTAGTTCTCTCCATTTACATTTTGAAGAAGCATTTTTATTCTGATTTATGGTTTCTAAGAAAGACCATGTCATTGCTCCATTAGGTTTATTATTAAAAACCGCATCAGCGCTAGTTTGTTTATCCGTGCTCCCACTTATCATAAGTACGTTTCCTTTTGTTTCTAATTGGTTTGAATTTTCAGTGTATTTATCATAATTGAGACTATCTAAGTATTGGTATTTTAAATCTAACATGGTTCCACTAAAGCAACAATCAAATAGTCCGACTAATGTGACATTTTCCTTTAAGTTTGTTTGTATAATGCTTTTGAGTTCATCGTCGGTTATTCCTTTAAAATCACAAGGTATTATCGTCTCATCATAACCGTCTGTTTCATCTTTATTTCTATCTAATGTGTAAGAACCATGACCACTATAAAAGAATAAAAGCAAATCTCCCGCTTGTGAATGAATAAGAAGATTTCTAAACTCGTTCAATATATTGTCGCGTGTTGCCTTCTTAACAGTTATATCAGTTAAAATATTAATATTGGTAAACCCTTCACTTGTTATCCTCTCTTTAATTGAATTAACATCGTTTATACATCCATTTAATTTATATTGAGTGCCTGTATAATTTATTCCTACAAGTAGTGCTTTCTTATTTTTATTTATCGTTATTTTTTGTGGAACAAAATTATTAATACTTTGAATATTGGTATTTAACGCATTTTTTAAGACGCTAATATTGTTATTATATTGAGTTATTAAATTATTTATTTGGGTTTGTTTTGTTCTTACGGTTTGATAAGAATTTTGTATATTTCTTATATTTATCATTAAAGTTGAATATAGATTTGAAGCATTTGTATTATAAATATTCATTAAATTATTGGTCACGTTTTTTTTGTAAATGGTTAATTCATCATTACTCATTTATATATAGAAGTGTTAAAATAAGTATTTCAAAAATAATAATTAAAAAATTATATAGTTTTTGTTTTTTATATAATTTTTTGGTTTTGAATTTTTTCTAGGTTTTATATAATTTTTTTGGTTTCAAAATTGGATGATTTTTGTTTTTTTAAGATAGAAGTATCTTTAAACAGCAGTAGTAGTCTCAACCTTGATAGCCTTGGCAAAGTGAGGAGACATGTACTTTTGAAGATTGAAGTAGGTGAGTTCATCAGTCTTCTTCAACTTCAAAAGAGCAGCCAACTTGGTATCAGGGTTGATCTTGCGACCATTGTCCTTGTCCTGTAACTTGTGGGCGCGGATGTAAGTGTTTATCTCACGAGTAACATCAGTGCGTGCCATCTCAGAACCAGTGGGCTTCTCTAGAAACTTAGCAAGTTCATCAGAGATCTTGGTGGGCTTGACAAATCCAGAAGGAGCACGGTTTCCTGCCTTGCGCTTGCGCTTAGAAGATTGCTTGTTGGCAGTCTTCAAATCACGAGACCATTTCTTCTCAAGGGCACGGTATTCAGTAGTCAAAGCAGAAATCATAGAACCAAGTTGCTTCAACTTAGAAATGAACTCAACAGATTGATCTACGGCAACTTCGAGTTCAACATTCTCAACAGCGGGGGCAGCAGCAACAACGGGCTCAACGGCAGCGGCAACTACAGGTTCAGCAGCAGCCTTGGGCTTTCTGGTTTTCTTCTCTGCAACGGGAGCAGCAGATTCAACGGCGGCAACAACGGGAGCAGCAACTTGCTCAGTCTCAGTCTTGGGGGTGGTGGTCTTCTTAGCGGGCATCTTATTATACTATATACTATAAAATACCTTTTAAATGGTTTTTAGGATAAATATATATATTGTTATGATAATATGATACAAATTTAATTTATTTATAATTTATTTGTAAATTAATTAAATTAATAAATACTACATATAATTAAAAATAATTTAATGATTGAAAAAGCCAAGGGAGTGATGTAGCGGCATCTTCATTTACTAAAGTTAGAGCACCTAAAACATAATATGCTCCTAAAGTTCTACTATCGGTATCTAGACCGCTATTTATAAATTTTTCTAATACTTCTAAAATTACCTTTCTTACATTACACATATTTGGTTCTGTATAAATATAAGAGATGCTTAAGTTTCTAAAAGGGTCTCCATTTGGTGGACAAATTTTGCTCTTAATTTCATCTGTTAATTGGGCTCGATGAACCCAAATATCGTTTAATTCTCTCACATATTTAATGAGTTGGATTTTGTTTAAAGAGAGGAACCACATAGAATTTGAATAATTACCTAGAGCATCTATATTTTGGAATAAAGTTAAAGTTCTTAGTTCAATAACTTTTTCATTTGGTATGTTTGATAAATCATCTTCGTGCTCTAAATTAATATGGATTTTTAATAATCTACCTAGTGCTATAATTTCTCTTATATTTTTGAAGAGTGTTTCTGGCATAGTATTTCTATTGTATGGATTAAGTATAACCTCTCTATTTTTTGATTTTATAAACAACGTATAGAGAGAGGCAATGTCAAAACCATATATAAAATTATCTACGTCTTTATAACTTATAAAATTATGAAATTTTATTTCTTCTAATGACTCCAGCGTAATAAAATCATCTGTGTTGGTACATATTTTCCGGTTTATTGAAGCGGGACCCCTCAATAACTTATATTTACGCACGAATAGTCCGCGAACTCTCTTTTGAATTTTAATGGTGAATAAAGAAAAATATAGAAAAGAAAAAATTCTTTGCGTTAATTCATTTTTATTTCCGGTTTTTTTAATATTGTATTTTTTTGCTATTTCTTTTAGTTGTGAAATATTGTAATTATATTTTAAAACGTAATCGTAGTTTTCTATGGATGGAACTGTAAAATTAGATTCGTTTACTTTTAAAGGTGTTTTTATTATGGACTGTCTTTTTTCACAATTTAAATAAATTGCGTTCATATATTCATCTATTACACTAGTATTGCTCAGGTTTTTTTTTTGAATAACGTTCATATTTATA